TTGCCTCCTCTGATACTACTTCTTCTTCGGTGGCTTCTTGGTCTTCTTGTACCCCTGCATCGTTGTTCTCTCCTAATTTTTTTTGTAGTTCTACATATGCTTTTTCTAGCTCTGTAGCATTTTTATACTTACCAGCTAACAGTTGTTCCTGTTCCGCAACCATCTTCTCACCGACGGCAAGAGAGTCTTGCTCGTCAGCGGTAAGATTGTCAGACATGGTTTCTGTCTGTGGTGAGGTATCAACTGTAAATGTGTTTTCTTCTGCCATTCTATTCTTGTGGTGGTTGTTCCTGTTGTTGTTGTCCTCCGAATAAAGCACCAGCTATTTGCTGTGCTTGATCACCTAGTTGTGGATTTTTTTGTGGGTCCATAACAGGGCTGCTTGCAAACTGACCAGCTTGCTTAACGAGATCCATGTTGGACTGGTCTTGCATAGCCATCTGTTTAGCCTGATCTAATTCTTGTGGGGTTTTAATTAAGTTGAGAACATCAATACCCTGTGCAGCTGCAAGTCTTTTGATCGCCTCTGATGGGTTGACAAATTTAATAAGAGCTTCTGGTCCTAGAGTCTGTGCTACTGTAGCCATAAATCTAGTTAAGCTTTCGTTGTCTTGTCCTCTACCTAATGAGTTTATACCAGCTACTATCTTAGGTCTAACCACATCTTTAGGCAGCCTTGGTATCTGGTTGGTACGTTGTAGTATAACCAACGTCCTGTTGAGGTAGGGTACTAAGAACTCTACCGTTAACAAGCTGAAGATTCCTCCGAGGGATTGCTCCAGCTCTAGCTGAGTAAGTCGTACCTCCTCAGCTGTAACCCTTTCTGCATTTCTTACATTCATAACTAAGAAAGCTTCAAGGATTCTTTTTTCTATTGCAGCAGATAGCTGAGCAGCTGTCGCAAAGTCAGCTGTCTTACCTACCTGTACTACACCTACGTCTTCTGGTCTACCTTGTATGATAGCACCGTTACCAGCGTTGGCTAAAGTCTGCGGTTTGGTTGTAGCTGATGGTGAGACAAGAAAGATTACCTTACTTGCTACACTAGCACCCTCTACTAGAGCTTGAGCTAGACCATTGAGACTTCTTAGGTCTCCGATAAACTCTTCTACTCTACCTCTTCCGTAGTCTTCTCCGTCTACTGTATTGAATCGAAGTACTAACCATGGTGAGGCGTTCTTCGGAGCTGTACTGCGGCTACCTTCAATCATCTGTCCGTCGACTTCTTGATGCCACATCCAACGTCCGCTTCTCTCTTCCATTTTGACACAGGTATACACCTCAGCGTCGTCTTCATCTACACCTTGTTCGGTGTTCATGGTCTCTTGACCTTCTGGTTTTTCTAATCCTAGCAGCTTTCTACTAATCATTTCTTTAGTAACTATCTCTAGGACTTTACCATTACCGTCTCTGTTAACTACGTATCTACTCAAAGGATAGTGTTTTAGACCATCTTTGTGCATAAAGATAAGTGCATTACCTGAGACAATAAGGTGTTTTAATGCTTCGTGAACAATCACTCTGTCATTTGATGCAGATATGTAATCCATTATCAATCTCTCTATCTTGGAGAAAGATAAGTCTAACTCTGTACGCATCATAGGATCTAGTGACTCACCTAGCTTGTCATCTCTAACTTGTAGTTTAAAGAAGCTTGTCTGTGGTGGTAGTGTAGCCAGCATAAGCTTGGCTGCTAAAGTGACAACAGCTTTGGCTCCGACTGACTGCCACGGTTGTAGCAGTGTTCGCTTGCCTTTAAAGTTATCGTCTCTTGTTACAAGATAAGGCAAGGTAAGTTCAGAACATTCAACTGCCATATCAAGAAACTGTGTTCTACCTGATGACAATTTATCGTATCTTTCTTTTGCCTTATACATTCATACCTCCGCTACCCATGCCACCAGTGTTACCAGTGTTAAGGTTAATTTTTAAAGCGTCAGTTCCTGTGGCTTTAGCTGCTACTAATGGGTCAGCTTTCTTGCCGTATTCTACACCTGTTCTTACTTCATCTTCATCAAGTAACTCTCTCCTCTCAGGTCTTTGTGAGACTCTAACAAGATCAGGGTTACGAGGTTGAATTTGTGGTGGTACAGGTTGTGGAGTTCCTCCTCCGCCTCCTCCGCACATAGTTTATTCCTCTAAGATTGATTTAATATATTGCACCACTTCCTGTTGTCCAGAGCGGTACATGATGGAGGCTAAGTCCTCCTTGGGGTGGACGGGATACCAAGCGAACTTGGATTCCAAATCCTCGACTAATTTCTCTAGTTTATCTGAGTGAAAACTAAGCGTATTGAGGGAGGTTGGTGTTTGCATGTTCAAAAAATGCTGGCATACGAGCTGCTTTCGTGTCGGAAAACTGTGGAGCTTTTCCTTGATACATTAACTGATCGCTCGCATCCAGCCAAAATTTTTTGTCTAAATATTTATCAGTTGTATTTGTTTTTAATGGTTGCACTACCCAGTTAATAGTTGCCTTCCGAAGCTTATCCAAGCTAGAGCTAGGAACAAGACCCAACTCAGCACATACGAGGCTATTTGTCGCAACGTGGATTTGTTCATCTCTGGATATATCAGCTGATACTGTTCTAAGAGCAGCGTCACCAAGAAAGCGAAACATAGGTAGTAGAACAAAGAATATAGCTCGCTCTGCAACGAGGGCTTTTGTGATAGTGTGGTCAGGGTGATCAATCCAAGCATCTCTTAACCTCTTGGCTTCGAGCTCTGATTGAATGTCTGCACCGTGGGCGTCAACAATGTAGCCCAAAGCGAGATCATGTTTAATCTCGTCTTGTACGTTTGACTCAAGAAGTGTCCTCGCTGCCGTCGGGACTGTCCTCTCCAGTCCCTGAGAAATAAATTCTCCAACTGGTAGCTCCATATGACGTATTGCGAGTGCACGCTTGATGGTTTCTTCAGCACCTTCTTTTAATTCTCCTTTCGTAGGTTGGACCGGTGTCCATGTTCTTTTTCTGTTTTGTAATTTTGTGTAGGGGTTCATTGTTCGCAGTCACATTTAATTTTGTCATCATTAATAATACCATCTAAGTAACTGTCGATGTCAGTGTCTGCTAAAGCTGCGTAAGCATCAGACTTATCCTGAACATCACCCATTACCTGAAGGCTGTAGTACAAAGAGGTCTGTGAGCTTTCTAGCCACTCCTCTATAAATGCTTCATTATATTCTACAACATCACTCCAAGAGTTGAAGCTGTAGCCGTGAAGCAATCCTGTCCTATCGAGCATTGTCATGATTTCGTCTGCTACACGCTTGTATGCGTCCCATCCTACTTCACTCGCTATCTCAACGTCTCCGTAGCTTACTTGTGTTACTCCGAACTCTCCGGAATCTCTGTCTACGGTTCTAGCTATTGGTGGTGCTATCTCGGGTGTGCATGTAAAGCCGTCTAGGTCTTTACTGCGATAGCTGCAACTGGCAGTGGGTGCAATAGCGAACGCCCTTACCATATCATTATCTCTTGCTATTTGAGCTGACTCAAAGATAGCATTGTTTAGTGCCCAAGCTAACATCCCTGCTTCATTGTTAGCAGAGAATCCTTTGTTAACTAGCCTGAGTGCTTCTCCAAACTCTTCGTAGCTTATTCCGTAACGTCTGAGGAGGTTGGCAAGACCGAGCACTCCAAGCCCAACTTGTCTGTCGACTTCTGGGGCAAGGTATTCTCCAGATTCTCCAACACCTGTCCGGCCATGGAGATTACACAACTCGGACATGCCTGATACGAAAGCCTCTTGTAGGTTGTCGAGTGTACAGGCACCGAGATTGACATGCTGTAACAAGCAAGTTCCACGTGAGGGCAAGTATACTTCAAGACAGACGTTTCCATAGATACGCTCCCCGGTTTCTGTGTGTCTGATTTTATTGAGCCAGACGTCTCCTGATTTGATTCCATATATTAAGGCATCCTTTGTAGTTTGATTAGCAAACTTCCACATGTCTTCATCAATGTCGACACATCTCTTGACCCAAGGGAGAGCTGTTCTGGAAGCTGTTATAAATTCTACCACATCTGGGTGGCATAGGTCAAGGTGCAATACTATAGCACCATTTTTATAGGCTCCACCTCTACGAAGTATCTCGTTGAGAGCAGAGTAAATTTTACCAAAGCTGACTGGGCCAGTAGCCACAAGTCCTTTGTCATTTGTTGATCCGGCTGGTCTAAGCTTAGATAGGTGGATTGCACACCCTGCACCAAATCTTAGTGCATGGCTTGCGAACCTCCAGCTAGCTTCAATGCCGTTTGGACCTTCCATGCTGTCTTCAACAACGAAGGTTGTGCATGACACGGGTAGTCTTGATGTAGGATCTTCTATCCAAGACTCGACCCTGCCAGTACGGGAGATTAAGTTAGACATTTAAATAATTACTGCGTTTTCTAATAGTTTTTTCAATGCGTTGGACAGTGCAAAGTTCTGTCTTTGTAAAGCAAGGAAGACAGTGATTATATCTTCCTTCTTGTCATAATTCTTACGTATATTGTCTTCAATTACTCTCATCTTGAAGTCCTGTTCCGTTGTCAATGGCAGAGGGAACTGGTGTCCAGAGGATTGGTTCTTGTCTTTTGGTATCATAGTCATTTACTGTGAGTATTCTGGCTAACCTAGCGTTGAGTAAAGCATCGTCTTCTGTCAATCCCTTATCTGTAAACGCCTTGACAACTGTAGACCAGTTGTAGCCTTCTTTGTTGAAAAGAGTTTCGGCTCTCTTCACTCCGATACCGGGGACACCGCTGTACCCATCAGTCTGGTCGCCTGCTAGCGTCTGAATCATGTGCCACTTAGCACCCTCTTCAGCAGTGATAGTTGTAGTGTCGGTCAGGTTGTATAGTTTGCCGGGGATCTGTCTCATATCTTTATCAGGTGAGACAATGGTGTTACCGGGGTGTGCAGTAGCGTAGATACCCATGGCATCGTCAGCTTCAAGCTCTTTCATCACAATCACTTCATACTGTATCCTTAGATTTCGTATGACACGTTTGTATCCGCAGGGCTTTTTTCTATTTCGATGACCCTTGTAATCTGGGGAAATTTTTTTCCTAAAATTCTTAGAGTCACTAAAAAATAGTATTGGTGTGGCAAAGTT